TTATAGTAGGATTATTTGGTATTATCTTACTAATAAAGACTTTTGTTAGATACCATCCTTATTTTGATTTAGTCATAAGCTATAACAAGTATACACTATTACTATGGTATGATAAGAATGGTGGAAGAACTTACATAAAACTATTGGAAATATGAGTAAAGGAAGAGCTTTAACTAAGAAGAAGTGGGGGCATTGTGCCAGATATTGGAGAAGGTATAAATATAGAACCAAGTTTCCAAGGAAGAAACTTAATTCCTTTGAAGGAACTCATACACCTATAGGTTATCCTCTCAAGTACTTATCATGGATAATGGGGTAGGAATAACTAAAAAAAAAGAAAATCATGATTTATGCAAGAGTATTACTTGCTGCATTTGTTGTTCTTGCTGTTATATACTATGTAATGGTGATAGGACAATTGTTTGGCAAGTGGAAAATAACAAACAGAGAAATCAAATTCTCTTGTCTGTGTATTCCATTCTATTATTGGATAGTGTCTCAGGAAGAGAAGAAACAAGTAAAAAGAAAAACTAACATTAAAAAGAAAAAAGATGGGAAATCAAAAACCAATTAACAAAGGGAAAATCCTTGGTATTATTATTGCTGTTGTTGCAGTTCTTATGATTGCAATGGCAGGGGCTTTATGGGAAGATGCAGACAAGTCAAAGAACTATGTATGTCAGATGCCTGTAACAGGTAATTATGTAGTCTGGACTGATGGTGGATTGCAATGGCAGGGGCTTGGTACTGTAAGAAGTTATTCAAAGACTTCACAGATAGAATTTACAGGTCTTGAGAAGAATGAAGATGGTTATGTAGCAGCAGGAAGTAACCCAGCAGCAGCACTCACATTCAATGACAAAGGTAGAGGTTTTATTGTTGGTTCATTCAGGGTAGTGATGCCTAATGATGCCAAGAATATGGAGAAGATACAAACAGACTTTGGTTCTGAGGAAGCATTGATAGCTAACTTGGTTAAACCTACATTATATAAAGTTGTAACTTCTTGTGGTCCCCTTATGTCTTCATTGGAATCAGTATCAGAGACAAGGACTGACCTTATTGCCTATATTACAGACCAGTTAAATAATGGTGTATATAAGACCAGAGTATTAAAGACTAAGGTTATTAATGACATCACTGGTGAAGAGGAAGTAAGAGCACAGTCTGAGATTATAGCTGATGGTAATTCTCCGGGTGGTTATAAAAGACAGGAGAACTCACCTTTCTCACAATATGGTGTAACCTGTGGTTTGGTTAGTATTGTAGATATTAAATATGATGCTGCAACTCAGTCACAGATTGATGCACAAAAGCAAGCTAACTTAGCAATTATCACTTCTAAGACTAAATCACTTGAAGCAGTTCAAAGAACTATTCAGATTACAGAAGATGGTAAAGCAACTGCTGAGAAGGCTAAGTGGGAACAGGAGAAAGAGAAAGCTGTGGCTGTAACCAAAGCACAACAGGAATTTGAGGTAGCAGAACTTGAAGCTAAGAAAGCTAAACAAGTTGCTCTTAAAGTTCAGGCAGAAGGTGAAGCTAAGGCAGCAGCTAATAGGGCATTAGTTGCAGCAGGTTTAACTCCCGCAGAAAAAGCTGAATGGGATTATAAGACTGCTGTAGGTGTTGCAGAAGCATTGGCTAATTCAAAAGTACAATGGGTTCCATCTGTAATGTTTGGAGGAAATGGTTCTGGAAACAATGCTATGGATGCTGTGGGTCTTAAGATGCTCATGGACATAACCAAGTCTTTTGATAAGAAGTAACTATGATTTGGATAATTATAGGAATAATCCTCACTATTATTATGGTGGGGATTATGAAAGATACTCATGTCATAATGTATAATGGCATGAAAATTTCAGAAGAATATGATGCAGAAATTCCTTTGTGGCTTCTTTGTATTGCTTTATTTATTGAGCTAATTCCCCTTATTAATATCATAGCATTTGTAGGCTTTGTTGTATGGTATATTATAATGTATACCTCCACTCCTCAACAAGGGTTTATTAAATGTGCCTTTAGACTTCAAGGGAAGACCTATGTAGGGAGGGCTGTTTTAGCAATTATAAACTTTTTAAATACTAAAGTGTGATGGATTTAGTAAGTAGAAAGGACTTTGCAAATGGGTCTGTTTATTGTCTTAAGCTTCAAGATGGTTTATTAGTAGAAACTACTGATACATTTCTCCCTTTTTATACAAAGAATGCTCAGAGCACCAAATCTAATATTTTAAAAGATTACAAGTTGGGGGATAGAAGTGAGAGATGGATGATAGGTGTTTCTACCATGAGTGGTTGTCCAGTAAGGTGTAAATTTTGTGCTACTGGTAAAATGAAGAAGTGGAGAAATCTTACTTCTCAGGAAATAGTAGACCAAGTAGTCTTTGCAATAGAACATGCTCCAAAAGAGTATAATCCTCTTAATTCTAAGGAATTTAAGATTAATTATACAAGAATGGGAGAACCTTTTCTCAATATAGAAGCAGTGAAGGATGCTATTGAAGTTATTTCAGAGAAGTATCCTAATACTCATCATTATGTTTCTACTATAGGAATTAAGGGGAGTGATTTTTCTTGGATTAAAGATAATATCTCTCTCCAAATAAGCCTACACAGTTTCATTAAGGAGAAGAGGGATTGGTTGATTCCTTTCAAAAATAAGCTAAGTATAGAGGAACTGGGAAGAATTAGGACTGATTCAAACCTCAAGACAACTCTTAATCTAACATTGGTGGATGAAGAGGATTTTGATATTGAAGCCCTAAAAAGGAACTTTAATAAGAACAATTTCTTCATAAAACTCAGTCCTATTAATCCTAATGAAGTTTCAGAAGAGAATATTGGGACTAAGGGTGTTATTAACCAAATAAATTTATTGTAAAAATGGAAAAAGAAATCAAAGAACAACTTGAAAAAGAAGGTTATGATTATGGGGTGGCTATAGCTACAGAAGCAGAAATCAAGGCTCAAGCAGCCTGTGGTCAATTAGCTTCTATCCTTGAAAATCAAGAGTGATAACAAGAAAAAATGTTATGAAACAAAGGGTATATAATATCCTTATGCTCTTACTAATTGGTGGTCTATATGGTTTATACTATATGGACTACCAAGAGGAGCACAAGGAACCTGAGAAGGTGGATGTGTTGAGATTGGAACAACCAGAGTTCTTACTATCAGAAGCTCCTGATGATTATCTTATGGAGGCTTTAGAGTATTATAATGTTAAACATAAGAACATTGTATATGCTCAGGCTATCCTTGAGACAGGTCATTTCAGGTCTAAGGTCTGCAAAGAGTACAATAATTTATTTGGACTCTATAATAGTTACAAGGGTGATTATTATAAGTTTGACCATTGGAGTGAGAGTGTGGTTGCCTATCTCAATTACATACAATATAGATACAAACCCCCGGATGATTACTATCAATTTTTGATTAAAGTAGGTTATGCGGAAGACCCGCAATATGTGGAAAAACTAAAGAATATAGTAAAGAGATATGAATAGAGAACAGGCTCAGGAAGAGATAATGAATATAAAGAGTAATTCTATACTCTGTGAGTTACCTACTTCCTTTGGTAAATCTAAGATAGGTATTGATTTGGCTTTAAGGGATAACCCCAGTAGCATACTTATAGTAATACCAAGATTAGTCTTGATAAACAACTGGAAAGAGGAGTTTATCAAATGGGGATTAGAATCTTGGCTTGAAAGAGTGTATTTCAGTACTTATGTAGGATTGAATAAACATGTAGAGGAAGAATGGGATTGTGTAATCTTTGATGAAGTGCAACACATGTCAGAAAGATGTAGAGAATTTGTATCTACAATGGAAATACATCATTCTATCATGCTTTCAGCTACAGTAACCAGAGATATGAAGTGGGAACTAAGTCAGTTGTTTCCTGATTTTCAATGTTACACAGTGAAGATGAAGGAGGCTATAGACAATGAAATCCTTCCTGACCCAAGAGTGTTCCTTATCCCTCTTGAACTTGATAATACACATGCTGTACATACTATGATTGAACATCCTAAAGCTAAGATTATCAAAGAATGTCTATATAAAGATAGATGGTCTTACTTAAGGGATAAATCTATTCAGGTGCATATTAAGTGTACTGAATATCAGTATGTGACGGAATTAGGAAACAAGATAGAGTTCTGGAAGAGGCAATATATGAGAACAAGAAATGAAGGAGTAAAGACAAAATGGTTATTCCTTGCAGGTCAAAGGCTCAAATTCCTTTCACAATTAAAGAACCCTATTATCTTATCTCTTCTGGAGAAGCTGAAATCAGAGAGGGTACTTACATTCTGTAGCTCTATTGAGCAGACAGAAATATTAGGGGAAAACTGTATTAACAGTAAGAACAAGGAATCCTCTATAGTACTTGATATGTTTAATCACAAGAAGTTGGACCACATTACAGCATGTAATATGTTGAATGAAGGTATGAACCTTGTAGATTGCAGAGTTGGTTTATATGCTAATCTGAACAGCAGTGATAGTATCATTAAACAAAGATTGGGTAGAATACTCAGGCACAAAGACCCCATTATTATCATCCCTTACTTTAGTGGTACAAGGGAAGAGGAGTTGGTTGAGAAAATGCTTGAGGACTATAATCCAGAGTTGGTTGTAAAAACAAATTTAAATGAAATAAAAGTATGAGAAACAGAGTCAGAATTTTTAAAACAAGCTACATTGTAAATCCTGAGAAGAAGGTAGTAGTTTGTGTTCTGGAGTGTAATATGCAGTTGCAAAAACATCCTGCATGGAATGATATTTATCCCAATATGTGGGCTAATCTTCCACTTGTAACCCCCAATGGCACATTCAAGGTAAGAGCTATTGCAAGGTGCAATGAGGAAGATGCCTTCAATGAAGAGGCAGGTAAGAGAATTGCAGAATCCAGAGCAAAGGGTAAAGCATTTGCTACTGCTGCAAAGGTTTATGGAGAAATTGAGAAATATTTCTTGAACTGTGCTGCACTTGTGAATGAATCTATGGAGGCTTGTGAACAGACTGTGAAAGTTGAGGAAGCTCATGTTGAATTGCTAATTGGATAGTAGTATGACAATCTCATTGAATGACAAGGTTATTAAAAAAAGTGGGGTTTCTCTTGGAGAGGTCTTACTTATGATAGCTATTCAAAACAATGTAGATTTCAATGCTGCTGAAAGTGAGTTGAAGAAAAAAGGACTTATTAGTACAAGTTATGACAGGGAAACACATCTTCCTGTAGGGTTATTTGTTACTTCTACAGGGAATAATGTGGTAAATAATATCATTCTTGACTCTGATAAGTCTGTGGGGACTGATGACTTCAATCAAAGAATTGAAGCATTAGTACCTCAACTTCAATCCATTTATCCAGAAGGAAAGAACTTTAACAATCAGTATTGGAGAGGAAATAAAACTGATATTAAGAGAAAGTTACAGACTTTCTTCAAGAAGTATGGGAATGATTACACTGATGAACAAATCATTAATGCAACTCAAGCCTATGTTTCTGGCTTCAATGGGGAATATAAGTTCATGAGATTACTTCAATATTTCATTTGGAAAGAAGAAGTGAAGGATGGTACTAAAGTGCCTATCTCAGAACTGGCTAACTACATTGAGAATGCAGACCAAACCAATGAAATGAGTGTTGATTGGACATCTACATTAAACTAATAGTTATGAATTTTAAAGTTATTACAGGATACCAAGATTATCTCGTTTCTGAGTCAGGAGAAATTTTCTCTTTAAAAAGTAATAGAAACCTCAAACCCTACAAGACTACTAAAGGTTATTTACAGGTTAGACTGAATAATGGAAAAGCATTTCATGTGCATAGATTAGTTGCAGAAGCCTTCATACCCAACCCAGATAATTTGCCTCAGATAAACCATAAAAATGAGGATAAAACAGATAATAGGGTTGAGAATCTTGAGTGGTGTAACCAATCTCAAAATATGCAACATGGAACTGGTAATGAAAGGAGGTCCTATACCTTAAAAGGTAGAAAGACTACTTGGAACTCTAAACAGGTACTTCAACTATCTTTGGATGGAGAAGAAATTAAGAGGTGGGAAAGTACAATGGAGGTTGAAAGAACTTTAGGGTATAAGAATACTAATATTGGAGCCTGTTGTAATGGAAAAATGAAAAGAGCTTATGGTTTTATATGGAGATATATTGAATAGTTATGGAAGAGAAGGATTCATTTGATAGGGCACTGGAGAAGTTAATACTCCGAAGGCAGAGGATACTGGATGGCAAGATAAATTGTATTCCATTGTCTTTCCCAAGATTAAGAGTGTGGCTCCCCGGAATAGAAAAGAGAAGGTATAACATTATTACTGCAAATCAAAAGGTTGGTAAATCAAAACTTGCTGACTATATGCTTGTTTATGAACCCTTCTTCTATGCAATTGAGCACCCTGACCAACTAAGGTTGAAGATACTCTATTTTACCCTTGAAATGGGTAAGGAAGAAAAGTTCTATGAGTTCTTATGTCACCTGTTATTTAGGCTTGATAGAATAAGAATAAGTCCAACTGACTTGAAGAGTACTTCTGCTGATAGACCAGTTCCTCAAGAGATATTAGACTTACTTGCATCTGAAAGATATGTGACATATATTCAGAAGTTTAAGGAGACTGTAATCTATGTTGACTCTGAGAGAAATCCTACAGGAATTAATAAGTATTGTAGAAATTTTGCTTTGAGTAGAGGAAAGTTCCACTTCAAGAAAGTTATCATGAAGAATGAAGCTGGGCTTGAAGAGGAAAGAGAGGTAATAGACTATTATGAATCAGATGATGAGGATGAATATGTTGAAATTATCTTAGACAACTATTCAAATCTTATGCCAGAGAGTGGTATGAATAAGATGCAGACTATTGAGAAGATGAGTAAGTATTTCATCACTCAGAGGGACCAGTTTAATTTCAATATTACTGCAATTCAACATCAAGCTCAGGCTCAGGAAGGAATTGAGAATCAGAAGTTGAATAAGATGATGCCTTCATCAGATGGTCTTGCAGATTGTAAGACTACCACCAGAGATGCAAATCTGGTGCTTGGTTTATATAGTCCATTTAAGTATGGTCTAAAGGATTATGAAAAGTATGATATAACCAAATTCAAAAACAACATAAGGTTTATGCAAGTTATTGAGGATAGAGATAATGGAGCAGGAGGTCAAATATGTCCATTGTTCTTTGATGGAACAGTGAGTACATTTACTGAGCTTCCACTACCTGATAATAAGCCTGAACTGGAAAGGTGTCTTGAGTATATTGAGACAGTTGTAAGAAGGAGGACTAACTATACTTTCATGAATGTCTCTATAAGAAAAGCCAGAGTAAGAAAGTGGAAGATGAATTTGCATAGGTTAGTTAAATTGATTACCTTTGCAGACTAAATAAAAGGAGGAAAAATGATAGTATTACCTACAGAAAGGAAGAAAGCAGAGAACTACAATCCAAGCCTTATGGTTCTATTTGGTAAGCCAAAGAGTGGTAAAAGTACTCTTATGGCTGCTCTTGACTCTAATCTTATTATAGATTTAGAGAATGGATATAGAGCTTTGAGTGTTATGGATATTCAAGTAAGGTCAGCAGAAGAACTGTTTCAGGCAAAAGCACTGATTGAAGCTAAGATGCAGAAAGAGGGAGCATTCCCTTACAGATTTATCACTATTGACAATGCTACAAGGCTTGAGGAAATGTCTCTACCTTATGCAGCACATCTTTATAGAAGTACTGCAATGGGACAGGGTTGGGGAAAGGTTAAAGACCCTAAGACTGGTAAATTTGAGATTGACCCTAAGGCAGATGTAAGATTATTGCCAAATGGTGCAGGTTATCTGTATTTGAGACAGGCAATCAGAAGGATGGTTGATATGTTTAAACCTTTATGTGAGACTCTTATCTTAGTGGCTCATGTGAAAGATAAGCAAATCAAGAAAGATGGTGAGGAAATGTCTGAAATGTCAGTTGATTTAGCTGGTAAACTTGGAGACATTATCTGTGGTGAAGCAGATGCAATTGGATATATCTACAGAGAAAAGAATAATACAATTATTTCTTTTGAAGGTGGTGACAATACCATTAGGGAAGCAAGACCACTGCATTTGAGAGGTAAGAAGATTGTAGTTGCAACATCTGATGAAGATAACAATATCAAAGTTGATATGAGTAAAATCTTTGTCTGATGAGTAGGGATGAAGTAGTCAGGATTAGTAGGCTTGTAGCCTTTGGTGGACTGACTGGAGAAGATGCTGTCAATCTTCTATTAGATTATTGCACTGAACATAGTAAAGACCCTAAATTATCTATAACTTTTATACAGACTATCATGGGGATGGGCATGGTTCAATCATATTTAATGGAAGCATTAGAGTATTATGAAAAGAAATACACCATAAATAAACTGCAAAGTAAGCCCAATGAAATAGGGCAAAGACAAACAATTTTTATAAATTAAACATTATGAAAGAGTTAAGTAGATTTGAACTGGCAATTGTTAAAAGAACAGCCCAGAACACTAAGAGTTTGAGAACCAAAAGGGACAAACTAGTAGAGAAGATTGAGAAAGCACAGGAAGAATTGAGTGTAATCAGTGAAACTATTGAAGGCTTTGAAGCTCCTATCAAGACTATGACTGGTGGTTTCACTTCTGAGGAAGTTCTTGCTGGTATCATGGCAGTAGCAGAGGCAACAGAAGCAGCTCCAGAAGGAGAAGTTT